TATGGATGATGATGGTAATGGAAACCTCAGAGCATACTCACTAACTGGTGGAACAACTAGAACATATTACACAACGAACATTGGTACAGTTGATTACTCTACAGGACTGATACTGATTGATGGATTGAACATCACAGGTTCTACTGAAACTGCTGGTATCACAGTTACAATCCTTCCATCATCAAATGATGTTGTACCAGTTCGTAACCAACTACTAGAAATTGATTTTACAAATCTAAAGATTACAGGACAGAATGATACTATTGAATCTGGCGGCTCTTCTGCCGGAACAGGTTATACTACATCATCTTCATATTAGGGTTTACTAGATGTCTGGAAATGAACCAACAATAAAAAATAAGGTGTCTCCACATATTCAGACTCAGTTGCCTGAGTTTGTCCAACAAGACCATCCTTTATTCTCAACCTTCCTCAAACATTACTATGAGTTTCTTGAGGCGGGCGAACTTGTTATTACTGGTAGTAATGACTATGTGATTGAGGAAACTATTTCCAAGAACTTCATTCTTGATGAGACTGAAGAGAAGATTGTTCTTGAGGAATCTGTTGGTAAGTTTACGGCCGGTGAAACAATCACTGGTGCAATCTCTGGTGCAACTGCTCGTATCCTCGTAGATGATTTTGATGATAATAATCGTCTATTCATTACATCCCAACAAAAGTTTCAAACTGGTGAGACTATCACTGGTGGTACAAGTGGTGCAACATCTACTGTTTCATCCTATCGTGCAAACCCTGTACAGAACATCCAACAACTTCTTGCATATGCTGACGTTGACAATACTGTTTATGATTTCCTTGATAAGTTCAGAGATTCATTTATGCAGTCCTTCCCCAATACTCTTGCAGACGGACTATCGAAAAGAAAACTCCTAAAGAGTATCAGAGATATGTACACTGCAAAGGGTACTGAAGATGGACATAAGTTATTCTTCAGAATTCTCTTTGATGAAGAGGCAAGTCTAATCTATCCTCGTGATAATATGTTGAGGGTTTCAGACGGTCAGTGGTCAACAGATAAAGTTATTCGTGTTATTGAGAATGGAACATCTGACTTCAACCAAGCGATTGGACAAAGAGTAATCGGTTCAACTTCTGGTGCGTCTGCTCTTATCGCAACAGTCATCAAGTTCAGAGAAGGTATTGACCTTATCGCAGAGATAAACCTTGATGAAGATTCTGTTGAAGGCGAGTTTACCGTTGGTGAGATTGTTACCACAACAGATATTGGAAAAGACTTAGAAATCTCTGCTGTTGTAAAAGGTATTGTTACTGGTGCAACCGTAACGAGTGGTGGTGCATACTACAATACAAATGATGCAGTATCAATCGCAGGCGCTGGTAATGATGCGGCAACAGGTGTTGTTGAATCAGCCGGACAAGGTAACATTGATGAAATTGTTATTGAGGATGGTGGTAGTGGATATACCATAGGTGAAGAACTTAGATTTACTTTAACAAACACAGAAGGTAAGGGTGTCCGAGCAAAAATTGCAGTTGTTGGTGGTGCATTCCTTCTAGAACCAATCACATCACCAGGCAACGTCATCACAGAAGATGGTGACTTGATTGTTACTGATGATGACATTCAGTATATTGAACATGAAACAACCGTTGGAGATTTGGACTATCTTGTAATGGAAGATGGTGGCCAGATTATCCTTGAAGAGAACACATTCAACGAACCACAGTTCAGTGCAAGTGAGATTGGTGAGATTACAAAGATTACCATGATCAACAAGGGTAATGGTTTTATTAAACTTCCTCTTGTTCTTGACAGTGCAACAACAACTGGTTCTGGTGCAAGTCTATTTGCGGCGTCAACTCAAACTCCTATGGTTGGTCACGTTGAAGGTATTTCAATTACAAACTTTGGGTTGAACTACAACTCTGCCCCTACCATGACGTTGAACAGAAACTTCCTTGTTCTAAATGCAACAGGAACATTCACGCCAGGCGACTCTCTTACAAGTCATACTGGTACAGTCGTAGAGTTTGACAATAGTAGAAACATTCTAGAAATCAATACCTCAGTCACACTGAATGAGGGAGATGTTATCACAACGATTACTGGTGCAACTGCAACAGTCTATCAATCTTCTCCAGCCCTTGCAACAGTACAGGTTGGAACTATTGGAACAACAGTTGGTAACTTTGTTACTGATAAAGGTAAAGCATCTGTGGATACAATGCGTATTCAAGATTCAAACTACTACCAAGACTATTCCTATGTTGTTCGTATCGGTGAGTCAATCAATCAATGGCGTGAATCAATCAGACGTTCTGTTCACCCAGCAGGATGGAATGTCTTTGGTGAAGTTTCATTCGCATCTCAAGTTTCTGCAAGACTACAAGTTCCTGCCGCTGGTGATATTGTCGGACATGACAGTGACACAACATTCACACCAGAACTTGCATCTACATTCACAAACCTATTCACTACAATCTTCCAAAGAAGGTTGGGTACAAAGACAGATGGCACAAGTCTAAGCGCAAGTCCAAAGGTTGGACTGAAAGACTTAGACGAAAGACAGAGTGGAAAGAGAGAAGTCACACTTACAAGCACAGTCTCAGTTCGTTTTGGTTTGACAAGTCAGACAACAAATGTTCTTGGCCCAACACTAGACTTGCTTCCTAAGTATGCATTCGCAGTTCCCCCAACAGATACAAGTGAACAGATACCAAACTATCCTGGCCTATACAGAGAACTTAGACAGGGTGTCAATAGTGGTGAATACTACACCATCGAACAGTTTGCACAGTATCGTATCAATCAAGTATCTGCAAAGTCTGGTGAGAATACATTCGACTATTCGTCTACCCAACACAATACTTTTGATTCAACAGAGGATACATTCGATAGTCAGAGTATCTTTATTCCAGCTGCGGCGTACACTACAAGAATTAACATACCGCCCCCTGGCGAAATAAGAATTACTAATACAGCCACCAATGCATTTGATAATACCTTTATGACATTTGATAATGCAAACAATAGGTTTGATGAGGAAGTCAGTTCATTGACACCTCGTGCAGTATCGGGCGGCGTATATACATCATTCGATGAGTCTGGTTTCTCATTCGATGATACAACAACTACACTCGACATAGGTGCGAACCCAGATTCGTTTGATTCAAGTCAACAAACATTCGATTCTTCTGCAAGTACCTATGACGAAACTGTATAAATAACAATGTAATTAAACTTTAGGAGAAATCTAAAATGGCATATCAAAAAGTCGGCACCGGCCAATCTGCCAATGACGGAACAGGTGATGATCTTCGCACTGGTGCAGGCAAGATCAATGCCAACATTGAAGAAGTCTATGCAAAGATCAATGGCGTTGCCACAAACACTATTACAGATGGTACAGCGATTACTACTGATACAGTAGTATTGCTTACTGCATCTCAAACATTAACTAACAAAAGTCTAACCTCACCTACCATCACTGGTTCTGGTGCAATCGCTGGTGTGTTCACTGGTAATATTACTGGTAACGTAACTGGTAACGTAACAGGTGATTTGACAGGTAACATTTCATCTGCATCTGGTAATGTACAGGTCACTGCGGCAACAAACATCTTAGAGATTCGTGGTGATGGTTCAGCAGTTGAAGGACAGATTGTTCTAAACTGTCATGCAAACTCTCATGGACAGACAATCAAACCACAACCACATAGTGCTGGTGTAACAAACACTTTGTTGCTTCCTGCTGATGGCAACTCAACACTTGTCTCAGAGGTTGCAACACAGACACTTACTAACAAGACACTGACTTCACCTACCATTACTGGTACTGGTGCAATCGCTGGTACATTCACTGGTGACATCACTGGTAATGTAACTGGTAACGTGACAGGTAACGTAGATGGTATCGTTGGTGGTACAACACCGGCCGCAGTAACAGGTACAACAATTACCTCAACTACAACTTTCCAACTCAAGGCATATGCAGATACAACTGCAAGAGATGCTGCAATTACATCTCCTGTGTCTGGAATGTTAATTTACTTGACTTCATCAAATAAAGCACAAGTATACGGTGCTAGTGGTTGGGAAACGATTACATCTTCATAAGATAGGATAGAGAACTATGGCAATTGATACTATTGGTACAAACGCAATCACAAATGATGCTGTAACTGCCGCAAAGATTCCTGCCGGTGCAGTTGATGCTGACATCACTGCAATTCCAGATGGTTCAGTAACAGCGGCAAAAATTGCTAATGATGCAGTAACAGCAACAAAAATCGCAACTGACTCTGTAACCAATGATAAAATTTTAGCTGGAACTATGTCTCCACTGAAATTAGAATACAGAGATTATTTTAGATTTCGTATTACTTCACAGAAAACTGGTTTAAGTGACAATGTTGAATATGTTATTCCATTCAATACAAACGGAGTTGTTGATTTTGACTCGACTAGTGGATTTAGTAATGATGCAAATAACACATGGACTCCAGCAGTATCTACATTTAGTGAGACACAGTTCTGGCTCTTTGGTATATCCGCTGGGTTTGATACTAATAACACTGAAGCAATAAGAGATGCAGTGATTGGTGTTCAACAATCTACTGATGGTGGTTCAACATGGTCTGATGTGTTTCACAATGCTCAAAGATTTTATGATGGGAGTGCAGACCAAGAAGGTGCAACTCTAACTGCAACATATCTTCATTCTTTTACCCCAACAGCAAATTACAGATACAGAATGATGATGTATGTAAATACTAACCAAACCAACTCAACCACTTGGGATTTGAATTATACAGGAGCTGGAATTATTGGTGGTGGTAACACTTTTGATGATAACTCTCTCAGTTGGTGGTGGGGTTTAAGAGTCTACTAAATTGCATCATAAATAAGATTATAGGAAAAAACAATGGCAGCAATTATTACTGAAAAGTTCAGAAAACATAATGCAGACCAGTTCTACGAGTCATTCTCAGAGGCTGCTGCATCAACATACTATTTGTTCATTGGTAAGAGTTCACCTTTTACCAACTCGACATCTGGTGGCGATGACAACTCACCCCCTTCTCCAAAGGATGATGTAAGTTCAGAATTCTATAAATGGGACTCAATGCTCGCTGCCAAATTGATCTCATCTTCAGATGTGTCTTTCGTTATCCCAAGAAGAAATTGGGTTGACTTGACAACATACGATATGTACGAACATGATATCAGTTCATCTAACCCAACAACTTCTGGTGCAACAAACTTGTATGAAGGTACATTCTACTTTATGACTTCAGAGTATAAAGTATATAAAGTCCTTGACAACAACGGTGGAGCAGTGTATGATGGAGCAGAACCAACAGGTACAGGAAATATTCCTTTTGAACTTGGTGGATACACTCTACAGTATATGTACACACTAAGCACATCACAGATTCAAAAATTTGTAACTAACGACTTCATTCCAGTATTAACTGACAGTGCAGTACAAAGTGCAGCCGTAGATGGTTCTATTGATGCACTTCGTGTGACTGCCGGTTCTGGTTATACAGACGGAACATACTTTGCAGCAATCAAGGGGGATGGTTCTAGTGGTGTCGTAGAAATAAATGTCTCTGGTGGTGCAATTGTAAAGTTCGGTAAGAGCGCTGGTGAATCAGATGTTGTGACAGCAGGTACAGGATACACCTTTGGTACGGTTGACTTGACAGACGTTTACTCTGACAGTTCTCTAAACACTGCAGCCAATATCGGTTCTGGAACTAATGGTGCAGTTGTTCCAATCATTTCACCAAAGGGTGGACATGGTTCAAATGCAGAAGCAGAACTTGGTGGACACTTCGTAATGATGAACACCAAACTAGAACAGGCAGAAGGTGATGACATCACAGTTGCAAACGATTTTAGAGAAGTGGGTATCGTGAAAGATCCTTTTGCTGTTGGAACAACAACAGTCGCAGCTATCTCTACTGCAAGACAAACAAGTATT